TAGACCCTGACAGTTTCGACAAGGTCATAAATGATTATCATATAAATATCTCTGATGACAATAAGATGTTTAGCGACTTGTGTGGCTAGGGGCAGATTTGAGCAACTAGGGTAAACGTGCCGATTACTGCTGTAGATCGTAAGTTTAACGCTTCTTTGTTGCCTGTATTGATAAACGCTCCTGTAAACTCTGTACGTTGCGTAGCATTTAAAACCGTAGACCATATCTCATTTGATGCGGTTGCACCACTTCCGCTAAATATGTCTATAACGGCTGTGCCTGTGGGTAGCGAAATACCAATGACTCTATAAAAGCCAGTCTCTAAAGCAGGCAATAGCAAAAAGTCCGTGCCTGTGTTTATGGTGTCGTGTGTGACAAAAAGGGTGATTTGATCACCAGCCACTTTTTTAGAGGTAACTGCGTTTGGCATTGTTTAGTCTTCTCCTATTTTGGGACGTTGATAATAAGCATTTAAGACTCCAGTATCGCTAAAACGGCTTGTTTCATCGCTACAAGCTGTGGGTCGTTGCCTGTAGGGATATTCGCCACGGCGAGTTTAGCGACGTTTAAATTGCCTGCATTTAACGCCAAATAAACACCTGAAATGCCTTGCAGTAAATCGGCTTGTTTTTGGTCGTCTAGTTCTGAAACCATAGCCGTTAGGATCTGTAGCTTGTCTTGTGGCGTTTTTACGGCTTCCTGTGGTGCGTCGTGAGCGTCTTTAAGGGCTTGGTCGAAGGTGAGTGTACCCCCTTCTAAAACAAAGCCTCCAAGTTGTGCGATTGAAAAGCCTGTGTCCGCAATGAAGGCTTCTACGCTTTCACCTTGCCAAAGAATCTCAACATCCGTAATTTGAGACTCGTAGAAATCGGCTCGTTGCTTGTCGTTTTGATTGAAAATATAAAATGGCATGATTGTTTCCTTATGCGAATACGACGACAGTGTTATCGGTCATGTCTTGAACAAAGCCTGTAGACGAGTTGCGAACGGCACAATGGACGTAGTTTACAGTCGGGGCATGAAACCCACTGTTACTTACATGAAACTGTAGCACCGCTAGGCTGTTCGCACCACTTCTATTTTGAGCAGAACCCAACAAGGCGTAGTTTGCATCAGGAGCAGGGCTTGTAAAGTTCACGGCGTACGTACCGCCTGTTTCTTGATAAGGAACACTGTGAACATTTAAAGCCTTGCGAATGGAACGGCGTTGTAATGTAAACGTTGTAGAGGCAATCGTGCCACTGGTTCCTGATATATAAGTAAACGTGTTTGCGTCAGGGACAGTCGCAACTGTACCCCATTCGCCTAAAACCCCAGAACTGAATAAATAGATGCGGTCTCCTACTCGATGACCGTGTGCTGTCACGTTTGCCGTGACAACTGCCAAAGTCCGTGTGAATGTGCCTGTTAGGTTTGAAGTGAGTGAAGCGTCAAAGTTGACGTATGCAAAGGGTATATTCCCCCAGCTGGCATTTGTGCCGTCCGTGGTTAGCAATCTGCCACTGTTGCCTGTTTGGGAGGGGAGGACGCTGTTAAGTGTGGGAGGCGTTGACACTGAAAGCATCTTATCCCAGTTTGCATTGCCGTCCGCTGGTGTTGAGTTCGTGTTACCCACTAAGCACTGCCACGCTTTATTTGAATGCGTCACCATATTCCCTGCAACATAGGCGGTCGTGTTATTCCAAGTGGCTATACCATTTTGCAAACAATGGTTGATCTTTCCACCTAGTACGTTTGGAACCCATGTAAAGTCGTTAGCATTTGCAATGCCGTCTACGAAGCCTTTTTCAATGGTACTCTGTGAAGGGGCAACCAACGCATCTGCCCCTTGTGCTACCCGATCACTTCCCCACACTTCAATTTTTAAACTATCGCTCGTCGTCTTTGCCATTGTCTAAAGTCCCTATACAATTTTAATCATGTAATGAAACGCTATGTTCGTGGGTTTTACGTTGGTTACGGTTTGGTTAGTAAGAGCAGACCGCAAGGATTCTAAAGCTTCTCCTATTTCAGACGCTCCCGACGTTACAACCAAACGTCCTCCTACCCCTGAACCAAACGCTCCCCCTTGTGTTCCCCAACCGTCAATGCTGACCGTACCTGTTTCATTCTGCACCGTGCCAACAGGTCTGCCTGTACTTGCCCCTTGAATAAAACGGTTTTCCGTGTTAGGTACGTTGAACGTCGTCGTTCCATTACCTACGCCATACGTTGTGCCTATTTTAGCAAACAACGCACTGTAAGTCGTTCTACTTAATGCTTGCCCATTACATAATGCCCAGCCACTATCAGGTGTCGCATACGCCGTCTGTTTAACGTCGCCTACACTGCCACCAAGCCCTGCCAAATCGCTATTAAGCACAACGGCTTCCCAGTTTGCATTTACTAGGCTAGGGGTGCTGTTGGTGGTTGCATTCACGGCACGGTATATACGCCCCGAATGATTCACATAGTTATTAACGGCATAAGTGGTTTCACTATTCCACAATGGCACACCGTTTTGTAAAATATGGTTTACTTTTTCACCTACTTGGTTAATCGCCCAAGTGGCATCATTTGACACGGCAACACCTGCGACAAAGCCTTTGCGTTGGTTTGATAGTGTTGGAGCAGTCAAAGCAGGGGCGGATTCTGCGACTCGCTCGCTACCCCACACCTCTGTCAAATTGCTAGTTCCTACCGTTTTTGCCATTGATGAAAGTCCTCACTTCATTATAATAACATACTATACTTTCCTTGCCCAGTACCCTTGACCAATTCCACGCCGTAAATCGCTAGAACCCAATTCAAATATCTCGCCTAAGCTAGGGTTTACGCCCATGTATAAGTCTAGTTTAACCCCTTGTGCAATGTTGACCACTTGCTTGCCTATTTCAATCGCAATAGGGTTTAACTCATAAGGGCTTACAACCTCAACACGCCCGACAAAATCTCTCACTAAAAAAGGAATACCGCTTACAAATACGCCAAATTGTTCAATGTTGTGAATCGTTGGAGGGTTATTCTGATTAAAAATAATACCTTTAAGCAATAAGCGATAATCGACATCCGCCATTGCGACTCTTATATCTTCACCCTTCCATAAGCCCGAATCCCACCACTTGAACGGATCTGTTGAATCCCATGTAAACACGTTAGCTTGAACCAAAGGGTCGTCAATAAAGCTTTTAGGGCGTGATTGATTAAGAATCGTACCGATTAAGTCTAATTGCCTACCACCCGACAAGTCAATATCTAAACGTGTATATAACTGCGTCAATGTGAAGCTTGTAAAAATATAAGGGGTATCAATCAAGGCATAAAATAACGCCAATAAAGACACTGTGCCTTTATATTGAAGCATTAACCGCTCGTTAGTCCCTGCCATATTAAGGGGTCTCCGTTATGGTTACGTTGGCTTCTAGTATCTTAATCAGTTGACTTTTAGACGCTGGCAACGTGGCACTGGAACCGTTAATCGTCAACGTGTCAACCTCAATGCCACCCACGCTATGAATCACCCCAAACAAACGACTATAAACCAAATCCTGCCCAATTGTGAACGTATCCGTGTAATCTTCTAATGCTTGTTTAATTAAAGTAACACCACTTGAAGGAAAGGCTGTGCCGTCCTCTGCTAAGCTGTACGTTATGACAATCGTGGGGGTTAAGGTTGTGGGTCTATCAAAGCGTATAACGTGGGGGTTGCCTGTGACTGGACTTGTAACGGTATTCACGACCGCCCCTCGTGTGCCTATGCCTGCACTGTTACGGTTTATAATAGCCTCCGCTATATCTGCGTTTGCTCCACCTTGCACAATCGCCCAAATGTGATGTGCTGGTGTGCCGTCACCGTCTGTTACGTCGTCGTCATTCTCAAATACTACGGCTTGCGTTACGTTTTCAACCGCTAAAATCGCTCCTCGTATGCTTCGATCAACGGATGCCGTGCGTCGTATTCTTAACTCTTCGTCCGTCTCTCTATTCTGTCCTGTTGTGCCTGCTAGAATGTTATTGACGGAATCCCACCCACTGATAGGCGTTTCAATGGATGTAATGACACCGATAGGGACTTCAAAAGCTCCATTTTCTTGAGCTACTACATTGACCGCCGTTCCACGTTTGACAATACTTAAATTAGCAGTCGTTGCAACCGCCGAAAAGTCAACGCTAGCGTTTAATAAACGTAATTGTGAGTTTACGTTGCTAGGGGTTACAACCGCCGTTCCTATTGCCGAAACTAAACCGTTTAGAATCGTGTTTAAGGGAGGGGAGCCACTAGCCGTGTAAGTGTAAGCCACGCCGTTTATGGTGACCGTATATGCTCCATTCCCTACCGTTACGACATTCAAGTAAACATCCCTTGCGGTGGATGCTGAAATCGTAACCGCATCTACTGTTTCAAACGTCAAGTTATTAAGAGTGTCTAGCACTTCCTGCCCTGCACTTAAAACCGTACCCTCTACACCGTAACAAATCACCTCTGCTTGTGAAGGCGTGGCTGGCTTGCGAACAGTAGCGGTTATGCTTGCCACTCGATCAAGCTGAATCCCACTAGCGAAATCTGGGTATTGTGAAAGGTACACATCATTTGCTAAAGCCCAAACCTCGGCGTGCTTTTCTGAAAAGATACCTACCAACTGCCCGAATACACTTTGAGGGCGTAAATCAATGTTAGCCCCAAACTGATTTTTTAAATCGTCTTCAATCTCTGATTTAATGACTTCTAGCGTCTTAGGTGTAAACCCTTCAAATGAAAGTCCGTATACAACCATTATCCAAATACCTCATTACCTGTTATGACAGTACCTAATGCTTGAACTTCAAACGTCACCACTGCACGGCGTGTGCTAGGGTCTAAATCAAGCGTCAAGGAATTAAGCTTTTCTACACCGTTTGTTTTTATAATCTCACGAATCAGCAACTGTTGCACACGGCTCCGTGATGTCCCCTTTTGTAGAATCTCATCAAACCACGGCAAGCCTACCGCACGGTCTAAAAACCACTCCCCTAGAATTGCTTGCAAGTTCTGCTTAATGCTTTGCTGTACCCAATTCCCGCCGTCTACTAATTGCAAGTCGCCATTTGTAATAATGAGGTCGTGATCGGTACGGTCTAAAAGTAAATCCATTATTGTGGGTTTCCTGTGAGTCCTGCCCCTGTTTGTACACCACCATGCTTGTGTGTTGCAAACGGTATACCTGCTAATGTGCTTGTGCCTGTTACTATTAAATTGCCTGCTATGGTTGTGTTACCTGTTAACGCAATACTAGGGGCTGTTACATTTACCGCTAAAGGTGAAGTAACTGTAACGCCTGCTTCACTTAGTGTAACAGTATTTGATCCATATTTCAACTCTAAACCTGTTAAACTGCTTGGTTGCAATCCGTGCATTTGTGGCAAGAAAACCGCATCCGTCCACGCATGGCGACGCTTGCTTTGTGGCGTGCTTGCATCCATATCTAACGCCCACTTGCCAATATCGCCGTCACAATGAATCAATAAACCCCAATCCCCACGCTTTAATGGAAAGGTGATGCGTGTTGTCAATGTGGATAACCACATAACAGGCACCGCTGAAATAATCGGCACGTCCAACACTTCTTCATCATCTCGAACGTGCGGAATCGTGATCTTGACCGTGGCTAGGCTTTTCGTGGCATCGTAGCTTTCAATGACCGCTGGCATAGCAACACGCATCGTTTCATAAACTTTTCGCATCGTGCGTTTTAGCAATTCGCCGTTATTTTCGTTCATAGATTGTAGCCCTCGTAATAAACTCGCCTGTGCGGTTGCCTCCCAAATGCTCTACCGTATCCACCACAAATAAGCCGTTTACGAAATTACTTTGCACCTCGATTAAATCAAACGGATTAAGCTGTGGACGCAATAGCATTGTAATTTGATAACCTGTTGCCTTAATCTGCTTAGGTAACACACGCTCACTAACAAGCGTATCGTCTAATACTTCAGGTTGTGCTAGTAAGCCATTTTGGGGCGATATGGTCAAAACCTTTGTTTCATTTAAAGCCTTGCCACGCAATGTAAAAATAAGCGTGTTATTCACAATACCCCACGACGCATTTACGATGCCTACAAGGTCATCTAGGGCTTGCGAGGCTGTGCCTGTGTGCGTGTAGCCACCCTTTAGTGGGGTCTTTAATGCAATGCCTGCATTCGCAATAAGTTTTAATCCCATTTGTTTAGCGATAGACTGCACCGCTTGGTTGATCGTTGCACCGTCTGCAAGTCCTAATACCACACGCTTGTTTTTCAACGCAAACAAGCCGTCGTAGCCTTCTATGTTTGTTATTGAATCGGGCGGTTGCCATTCTGTTGCACGGCGTGTAATATCACACTTGGCAAGCAAAATAAGCTCATTATCATAACCTGTATAAATCTCTAAACCCTTGTTAGACTGTATAAATTGCCGTGTCGTATCGCTCAAGTTTTTAATAGCTACCCTTGCTTCATTCGGTGTAGTGCTTCTATCTTTTCTCACTTCAAAAACGGTATCAAGCCCTTGATTTAAAACAAGGGTGTCGTTTTCGCCTATGATACGCACTTCGACGTTTCTAAGAAATTGCTTCGTCATAGCACAATATCGCCTTGTCTATTAGCTCCTGTGACGTAGGGGTATCCCCTGCAATCGTGCCTAGTGGCTGTAAAAATAACGTCCCTAGTGGAGCGTTTGCATTGCCCCCTCTAAATGCCATTCTATAGCCAAAGTTTAACTTCATGCCTAGCTCAATCGGTGTACCATCTGGCAAAAGCACGTCTAACACATAGTAAGGCTCTACACTAGGGGGTTTGAGCAATAACCCACGCAATAGGTAAACCGTGCCGTCAAGTTCTACCTCGTACTCCCAACTATCAAGGCTTGGTAATTCTAAAGTTACTATACTCATGCTCGCAACCTTTCTAGTGTGCGTTGTGCAATAGCCGTTATACTATTGTTAGCAATAGTCCCCTGCTTGCGTCCTACGTTGATGCGACCGCTTTTGTCTGATAAAAACACGCTTTCTAGGATATTGGCTTGAATGAATGACACGGTAAAACGTATGGAATCGCCGTCTTCATTTGCTCGGGGGATGCTTATAGACGTGATGAGCATATTAGAATAGACTTCATAGCCTGCAACTACATCTAAGGGTGTACGTCCCTTCCACATATCCACAAGACTTTCATAGGCTTGAATGCGTGCCACTGGGTTTGTTTGAAAGCTGAAACTGCGTATAACGTCGCTATCGCTTATGATGCACTCCATGCTAAACTCTAACGGCTCATTATAAACGTGATCCGTTACGTTCTCGCCTGTTTCAATCGGAGCGGATGTTACCGTATTGTTAAGGTTGATTGTTTCACTAATGACGGCATCCAATTCTAGGAAGCCTATCTTTTTTCTAACAAGCAATCCGAAAACATCAAGTAGTGCTACTTTAATAGCCATTTATAAGCCTCCCAGTGCGACAAATCCACGCCTTGCACCATTTACAACGCTAAAACCTATGCTTTTTGCTTTTTCAGGGGTTGTGCCTTGTGGAAAATGAAAAGTAGGTGCAAAATTATTAGTTTGAGTTTTGCTTGTACTTGTGCCTGCCCCTTGACGTTGTGCCTTTGCTGGGTTTGCTTGTACCTTTACACCACCGCCCCCAAATACGCCAATCAACTGTCCTATTTTCTCCATGCTGAATGATGCGACCAAACTAGCCATTTTAGAAAGCCACGCATAGGCGGTTTGAATCGCACTTGTGACACTTTTCCAATTCATTACAAGCACGGCTAACGCTCCAATAAGTGCGGATATGCCTACCACAACCCAAGTCGCAGGGTTTGCAAGCATCACGGCGTTTGCTATTGCTTGATATAAGGCATAAGCTTTTGTAATGGCTACAAAAGCAACCATTGCTGTAGTTAATGCTACCACTCCACTTGTGAATAATGGCAGGTTATTTATAATAAGCTTCATTAAGGGTTCTAAGATTTTGAAAATAGTTACAACACCATTTATAGCACCTGTTAAATTATTGAAAAATTGAGAAACGGCAATTCCTATCAAATCTTTATTTCTTATTAAATAATCAGTGGTGCGTTGTATCAATTTATCAAGCACTTGAAGAAACTCTTGAGGAGCTTTGATTTTGTCTTTAAATGCTAGTCCTATTCTTAATCCCATTAAATTAAACTTGTTAATCACCATGTCTAAGGTTAGGGGCATTTGCTTAAATTGCTTATTCAAACGTGGCAAGGCATCTTCAATAGCAATGAACATCATTTTGTTTGTTAGTTTTTGTTCTAAAACCAAACGTCTTAAAGCTCCAGCCGTGCCTTTTGAGCCTAAAATGCTTTGAGCCATTTCTTTCACAAGCAAAGGGGCCCCATCTAATAATGAATTAAACTCTTGAGCTTGAATAATAGGGTTTCCAAATGCCTGTCCTAATTGCATTAATGCCCCTTGCTGTGATGCGATTGTGCCACCGCTAAGGATTAAAGCCTGCGAAACGCCTTTTGTTACATTCATCATTTGTTGTTGTGTGACATTCAACTCTTTAGCGTTCATGTTTAAACGCCCATACACATCCGCCACGGCATCAAAGGCAAGCCCTGTTTCACTACTTATGTTAAGCAATGCTTGAAAGTCTTTAGTGGCGTTTTTAGTGTTGCCACTTAAAATGCCGATCTTTGCAATAGTTTGCGTAATCTGACTATTAAGCTTTAACATTGCATAGGTTGCCGTGGGTATCGCTATCGCTAAACCTGCAAACACACCTGTTAAAACTCCACCCACCCTATCGCCAACATCGCCTAGCTTTTGCATTCTTTTTTCAACATTATTAACGGCTTTATTAAGGCGACGGTCTACTTCTTTTAAAGCAGGCTCGTTTAGCTTGGTTTCGATTGTGACTAGCAACTCTCTAAGGGATGCCATTATCTACCGCCCTTCTTTTGCTTGGCTTCTGCTTCTGCTTGCATCAAGGCTTGCACGTCGTCTTTCATGTCTAGTATAGCATTCATTTGTAACAAGTCCTCATAGTCGTAAACCGTGCGTAACTCGTTTAATGTCGCCATGCCTTCACGAACCAATCGCCATACAAGCCAATCGTCTAAGATGCTTTCGCCTATTGTCCCATAGGAGCGGTCGTCGTACTTGGGTTGACGGCTTGGCTTCCAAAACCCTGTAGCATCGGCAAAAAATTGTTTACCTTGATGACCTCGGCTAATACTTCAAACAATTCACCCCAATTACTAGCATAGTGATCGTCGAACACAGTCATGACGCTTTGAGTCTTATTGTCTAATGTGATGTAAGTGTGACGTAACATATCCTTAATCAAGTTAAAATCGGGGTCGTGCGTTAAGCTGTATTCACAAAACGCTGTCGCCAATTTCACTAGGTCGATTAAGTTAAAATTAACGTCGCCTTTTTCATCTTTTTCAAGCTTAATGTTTAAATCGCTTAAATGGCTACCAATCAACCGCACAAGTTTTAAACCCTGCGTTGCTGGGTGCGGTGTGATGTCGTACACATTGCCGTTAATCGTGGCACGTTGTGCTTTGCTAATTAGACTCACTAGCTAGCCCCTCCATAGTTGATGTTCACATCAACGGCGGTAAATTGATACTCACGACCGCCTGCTTCAAGCTCTCCACTAATAGAAGGCAATGCCTTAGGGTAACAGATACCCACTGCTTGCGTGTTTAATGTGTTAGCATCTTTCAACAAGAAAGGCGTGCTGGCTTGTGTACGAATCAAGCTGTTTAACACATCATTGCTTGGTGAGCCGTTTTGAATCGTGAAGTTCAAGCTCCAGCTAATGTTGCTGTTAATGTTTCTAGTAAAATCCTTGTCTACACCCATTGACGTGGTGGAGATGTCAGAATCGGGTTCAAGGGTGATACCTGAACCTTCCATAAACCCCTCAATAGGGATACCGCCTAAAATCAAGTTAATCTTCTTAGGGTCGTGGTTATACTGTGCCATTGTGTAAGCTCCTCTAAACGGTTACGGTTCCTGTGATAGTCATAAACTTAATAGCCCCAATCAAACGAGCTTCAAACGATGCCTTGTACAAACGGTTTGCACGGTCTGTAGCCTCTGTTAGCTCGACGCTTGGAGTGGTGACAGTGAAATCGGTATCGATTAAACGAGTGCCTACCGCCTTTTGTAAGCGTGAACGAATCACCTGCTCAACACTGGCAATACCCTTAGTGTCGTAACCCACTTTTGCGAATCTGTCTGCTTGTTGCGTCAACAAGAAGTAAAGGTCTTCTTCAAGGCGTGTTTCAAGCCATGCCGTGCCGTGGATCACATCGCCCCATTCACCACCTGCCATTTTACCGCCCAATGTACGCACGTTGGAGCCGTCGGTTTCAAAGGCTTCTACATTCTTAAAGTTTAATGTGTTACGCTCTGTTTGAGTAAACGCTAGCTTGCCTAGGGCTGGGTTGAAGGATGAAACTTGTCCGACTACCTTTTGATTGTGCCATGCGGTTGAACCCGCTGCTTGAAACTGATTCTCAACAATAGGTAACACACGCCCAATAATTGCCATTTCAGGGAATGCCCCTATGGTGTTTGTTGAGCTGTACACATTGTAGTGATAGGTAACATGAGCGTAATCGTTATCTAATGCTTTTAAACTGCTTCCTACGTCGGTCGTATTACCGTCAACCAAGGTGTTAGCGTCTGACGTTCTAAAGAAGACAATCTTACGACCTGCCAAGGCTTGAATCGTTGCACCTAAAAGCAACTGGTTTGCTTTAGTGTCGTCTTGAATAGCCACGGCGTAAAAATCATCTCGTACCGCTTGAATAGCCGTCAACGCTTGACTGTATGTTTCAGTGGCTAGCTTGTAACCAATGAGCAACTGCTTAGCGTTGCCACCTTGTGCGAAAAATGCTTGTGATGCCAAGTATTCAGCGGTCGTGTTTGTGTACTTCAACTCGACTTCTGCAAGGCTTGCATAACTAGCGACACGACTAACAGGCGTATAGGTGATGTTCCCTGTAGTGCTTAAAGAAGTGCCTGCCGTATAGGTAAAGGTGCCTGTAGTGGGAACCGTTGCAACGACATAGCGTCCGTCGACACCTGTTCCTGTCAATGCGTCTACATCAATGATTTGACCAACGACTAAACCGTGGCTTGCTTTAGTAACCGTTACTACAGTTGTCGTTTGGCTATAAGTTCCACCAGTTACGGCGGTTCCTAATGCTCCAGTCTCACCAATAAACAACGGTACACCAAAGCCTGTGCGTGGTGCAAACGATGTAAGAAGTGAAATCTGTACATCTATAAAGTTCTTAATTAAAGATAATGACACTATGCTGTCCTCCATGTTGCTAATACATCTACATCGTCAATAACACTATTAACATATTCCACCGCTCGGCTTGTGTGCATGCGTAACGCTATGTTGTAGCGTGGTTGCCACTGCTCCCCAAACAACGCCGATACATCCGTTGGAGGCTGTATCACTTCCTGCATTGCTATTTTTCCCTGTAGTTCAAGCAAGCGTGCCGTGTGGTCTTCTAAACCGTCTAACACGGTATCCACCAACGCCTCAAGTTCTACCTGTCCGTTTTTCTTTCCGTAAAAGTTCACATCTAACGTAAACGCATAAGTGCGTGTGACATCTTGCGTGCCGTCGGTGTCAATAGCCGTTCTAAAGCTTCCTGTAGGCTGAATGCTTTGAATGTTAAGCGTTAAATAAGGAGCCGTTGGAGCTGGTGCGTTTTGATTCGCACGGATCACACGCACATTTGAAAGCGTGGTGAAGTAGCCAATTAGAAGCGTGTATAATTCGTTCATTGTGCCACCTTCTGCACCAAATAGGCGTTATGGTTCACAATGTTGTTCTGCCAAGGGCTTTTACGTTGCACGACAAAACCTACACCGTTAATCGTGACAATATCCGCCGTTGTGCCTGCATCTTGATTAGCCACGTTTAGAGCGGTGTCCGTGTAAAGCGTGTAAGTTTCTAAATCTCTTTGAGCCTCGGGTAACGCCTGCAACGCTTTACCTGTGGCTGGTTGAACGCTTGCCTGTATAGTAAGTGTACTTTCTACACCTTCAACAAACAAGCCGTCTTCTTCATAAGTGCCTGCGGTTTTACGTTGTACCGTTAATGGTCGTCTAAATACGTTGAAAGGTGTCATCGTGGACGCACCTCATACGTTATAGCTCTTAGTAAAGCCCCTGTATTAAATAAGGTTGTTTTCCCTGAACCCTTTTGTTTAATTGTACTAGGGGCGTTTGCTGGTGCTATGTTGCTTCTTAGTTTCTTTTGTACGTCGCCTTTTGCTTTGATGCCTAGCAAGTCCCACACACGGCTCGCATCGGCTTTCATATTAAGGATGCCTTTGATACCGTTTTCTAGTTGTCTTTCCCACTTGCCTATTTGCTCGTCATAGGTCGAACGTAGAAAACTACGCTGTGGGATGCTTTTAGTACCGAACTCGTTGTAAGTGGCATATTCTGCAACGTTTGGGTCAATAACACCCACTACTAATTTTTGATTGCCGATTTTACGAAGTTCAGCCGTAATCTTTTTAGTGTTGTCTTTTAATGTGGTAATTTTTACGCCCATGGCATCACCGCCGATCTGAACGCTACACCGCCCATGCACTGTCTAAGCAGTTGTAAATACTTTTGACCGTAAGGCGTTTGGTTGTAAGGGCTTTTGCTGTTTAATATACTTGCGTCATAACTAACTCTTAATTGCCCTTCTTGCAAGTCAGTAACACTTCCTGCATTGCCTGCACGGTTTGCCATTGTGACGTTGTGAGCCGTCAAGTAAGCCACAATATAAGGGCGTAAATCGGGGCATAAAGAAACGCCCACCTCTAATTCTGCTAAACCTAACAGATCCATCACCTGCTGGCTCTGGGTGTCCAGTTCAGGGGCAATGCTAGGGATTAACTCTATAGAAGTGGGCATGTTTGCTTTTCTCTCTACTTACTTTTTGGATTCTTCAGCGTTTTCGACTTCTTTAGGCTCTTCAGCCTTTTCAACGCCTTCATTCTTTTTGGCTTTTTTAGATTCAAACTCTAAAACGCCAAGCTCAACTGCTAACGTCGCCGTCTTCAGCTTCTCAAAGTCTTCTTTGCTGACATCGTTCCATTCAGGAAACAAAACAACGCCGTCGTATTGAAAGACTGTTTCTTGGTTTAACTTAACTTTTGTCATTATGTGGTCTCCTAAATACCATATTTTTTGGTGAATGCGAGAGGGTAATAAACAACCGCTCCGCCATTACGCCCATAAGTATTGACTTGGAAGAATGTATCCGTTGATTGAGGAGCCAACTCTTCATAAACAATCGGAGCGACCAATTCAATATAACGTGAATCAGTTCGTCCAATTAAGAAACCTTCAGTGCCTCCAGTGAAAGCCCCTACTAGCTCGGGAGCTTGAATGATAGTGGTAATTGAAGGGCTATCAATCATAAACTGCTCTAATACGCTTCTTGTATTATCTGTGTCTACTTTTGAAGTGGACATAACACGGTATCGCTGAGGGCTAATAACAAGCAGGTTAGGTTGATTCTCAACACCTTGAGTAACGCTAATAATATCCGAAACCGCACCGTTTAAATCACGGAGGATCTTATCACCTGTTTTAGTTGACCATAAAGCGGATGAACCAGTACCATCAGCAACAACTTGAGCGTTAGGAATAGAAGCATTGCTTAAAACCCCCACTACGCCATAGGTTGCGTTTCCGACCCAAAATAGACGGTTGTGTTCTTGAGCAATAGCCTCACGAGTTGCTAGAGCTTTCTTTTCTAACAAGTCGATTCCTTGACCTGCAAAATCAGAGGCTTCCCATACTTCTTCTAAAGTATACAAACGCTTTGCTTCTAACTTTCTAATGTTAGAAGTAAAGGCTTTTCCATTTACTTCTACCGTTGGAATATCAGTTGCATATTCTGCCGTTATTTTAGCAAGGGCTTTTTTATCATACTGATAATAGGTCAACGTCGTAGCGGTTCGTTGAACCCCTAATCGAATGCCAAATGTATTTAAGGCGGTGAAGCCTGCGTATACAATGTCCTTCGTTTCAGGTAATACGTACTCAAGATGACGCTTAAAATAAGCCGTTTGGTTTGCATCTAAGTTAGTTTGCTGTTGAGCATTCATTTTGCTTATGTCCTTTCTACAAGTTTATGTCAATTTCAACAATAGTATCAGTCCCACCAGTTTTAAACTTACCTACAAGCAAGTTAGAACCAACGGTAGCCGTGAACTGCCCTTGAGTAGCACCAACCGCTACAATCGCATAAGCTGGGGATCCTTGCGTTACGGCTCCTACGGCTTTACCATAGACAACACCCTTGCTTAAAACACTAACCATTTGACCAGTTAGAATATCTTCCGCTTGATCGTTGATTTGCTCATGGGTGTAAATTGCCACACCTTGAGGGACACCTGAAGCTGCGGTTAATCCGACTTGGTTGTCAGACGTTACACGTTGAACTGCCCGACCGAAAGGAATGTTAGCAGTTGCTACACGGCTATCCACACGCTCAATTTGAATCGCTTGCCCTTCATAAGAGCTTCCTCTGTAAACGCTATAAGACGTTTGAGACATTACTTAATCCCTCCTTGTTTTTGGGCTTTTTGAAAATTGTAGACATCATTTGCTGAAATAGAGCCTTTTTTTAATTGGCTAGATTCAACCAATGACATAGCCTGCTTTTGCTTGGCTAGGGCTTCATCTTCGGCGCTAGGCAACGATTCAATCAACGCATCAAAACGAGCGTTTACATAGTCGTCACTTTTACCGTCAAGGTTAATCGCTTCATGCTTAGCTTTAATAACCGTTTCTTTAATTAAACGATCACTAGAACCTTGCAATGCGTCAACATTAACCACACGCTTAGCAGTTTCCAACAAGGCGACACGTTCAGCGACGGCTTGAGCCATTGCTTCGTCGTTATGCGTTGCTTTCACGGCTTCAAGCTGTGCTTTCAACTCGTCTACTTGCCCTTTTAAGGCTTCTGCATCGTTACGGGCTTGCTTTTCAGATAGCACCGCTTTTTCGTATGCTTTAGCAACCTCGGCATCGGCTCGATAGCTCAAACCGTCCAAGTTCACCGTTTGCATTTCTTTATCAGTCATGCTTTTGTCCTCTTCATCATGGTGTAACTGAACGGCAAAACCGTCCATGTGGATTCTAGCCATACGCCCCGCCCTTGCTTGGTCTACAATAGCCAAGTGGTTGTAACGGATGTTTTTCTGTCTGTGCGTATAGGGTACACCGTCCCATACACCGCTTTCCTCTTCTAAATCTAAATTGTAGCCAAGTGATAGCTCTCTTTTACCTAATGCTACCTTTTTAATCGCATCCTTGCGGTGGACGCTAAACTTGATCGCCACACTGTTTTCATCGGTCGTAACGCTTTCACCAGTCGAACCAATGCTGTATATTTCGGCGTTATCGCTGTTCACCAATTCAGGCGGATGGTCGTCTGTAACTGGTTTAAGTTTCAACGATTCAAGACTATCGACGTTAAACACATCGTCGGGGTGTCGTAGTTCGTGGCGGATTGTGCCGTCGGCGTTGACGTATTGGAATACGCCTGTCCGTGTAACAATAGCATCCCCTGTTAAGAAACCTTCAGCGGTCGTCTTATGCTTGAAAACACTGCGGTCAATTCTAAACACTATTGTCCCCTAATTTTAGCCATTCTATAGGTACTATACCATTGTTTTTTTTAATATGCAATACTTACTATAATTCAGGGATTATAGAATAACCCACGCATCGGCATCTAATATCTTGGCTAGGGTGCAAGTTTACACCGCCTATGCTTGAACGTTGTTTCCATTCCTTGTCATCTAGGCTGTCTTTGTACACCGTGGGGTCGTCCCACCTGCATATCTTGCCTTCAAGCACTTTGTGTGAGCGTCTGACACGTTCATCAAGGCGTGTGTTCCATTCGTAGTATTGAATGCCTAACTGTTCGTTATTCTGCTTTTCAAGCTGTCCGTATAGATTGCCGTATTCATTCTGTGCGATTAAATCGGCTCGTTTCTTACTTATGTTTAACGCCGTTTGAATCTCTTTTCGTGCGTCCGTTATTTGTCCACCACGTCTAAAGGTGGAGCTTATAATACTAGCCACCCTTTGCTGTTCATCGTCAATCATTTTAGTAATTAACCTTGCATTTTCTTTCGCCCACGACTCGATGATTGCCTTATTTTCAGGGAGTGAAGCATAACCCTTTACTATCGGTACTTTTCTATCTTCAACCACCGTAACCAATTGATTAAAAACGTGCTTACGTACCTTTTCGCCCTCTTCTCTTAATCGTGTGATTAAAGCGGTGTAGGCAACCTCTGTAAGCCCTAGCTCTGTTAGCATCCGCTCTAATTCCTGCTCCCAATCCGCCACATCGTTTCGTAGTTCACGATCTGCTAGGTATTGCAAACGCACGGTGTAAGCTTCTATCATTCCTTTTAGTTTTTGCTGTTGCTTGTTTTGAAAGGCTACTAAAAAAGCACGATAGCCACTAGATGCACGACTAGGAAAGCTTTTTTTGATGATGATTATTTTTTTAGGCATTGCATCCTCTGTAAAAACATGTTATGCTGATTTTGGTATTCATAGGATTCCTTCTTTATTTTTAACTCTTAATTCACTCCCCTAGTTGTCAAACCCTAGGGGTTTCTTTTATTTTAAACCGTTTCTATCGAGTCGTCTTCAATATCTTCAAACGCCCCATTCAAGGCAGTGTTGTCTAGCTCACTTTGAAATTCTACCACGTTTTCCATTGAATAAGTGGGATTCATATTGTACCCCCCTTCATGTCTGATATGCCACAAATAGGCTGGGTCAACGCCACCTTCACGAATATAAATCGCATCGGCTTGTGCGTGCTTTAGTCGAACATCTGCTAGTTGTGCATCATCAAGGGGTTTAAGTGTTGGAAAGTTCCACGCCATATCGTCGGGCTTTTCTTTCCAGTCCTGTTGCATAGCTAGCAAGTCAATCAAGCGGTTAATAGCGGGTTGGAGCGTCTGCATCTGATAGGCTTGCACCGTGCCTGCCCATTGAGTGAAATCACCCTCGCCTGTAGCGTTCATGCCTTCGGGGGATCTACCGAATAGCTTAGTCATTGGGATGCCACTGTTAGCCGATACAAGCTCCATAGTTCTTAGCATCAAGTCACTATAGCCTGTGACGTTGCTAAATTGACGCTCAAAAGTTTCACTTTCCGCATCCATTAAAACCATATTCATTAAGGACTTACTGATGTTAGCATCGTTCAATCGTTTAGCGATTTGAGCCTCGCTTCCATTGCCGTATGACTCGAAAAGCCCTTGAATCTTAAGAATCGTCAAGCCCCATTCTTTAATGATGATGTCTGAAAACCCTTGTGCGGATAGATAGCTTAAGATGCTGGTATACGCCCCTTGCAAGGTTGATGCGTGCCAATAGTTATTTCGCTCAAAGGGATTTGAAGGCAATCGGTCGCCGTCTAAACGTATTACACGGCTTGAATGCACTTTAAGATATTTTCCGCTTTTCAAGTGAAGGTTATAGGTCAATACCTCTCCAAAAGTTTCACTATAAGGGTCGTTGTCATAATCGCTTGACGTTACCAAGCATTTAAAACGGTCAAACACGGCTAAACGCTCAATAGTCTTTAAACCTGCCTCCCTCAATGGCATGTCTAAGTCTTTTTCGCCGTCCTTTGCGAGTAAAAGCATAATAGCCCCACCATACAACCTAGCATCTTTTGAAAGGTCTGTAAGGTACTTAAACGCATCAAGGCGTTCAAGCTCCGTGTAAAGCTCTTCGTCGCACTCTATACCCTTCTTTAAAGCTTCATCGGGTAGCATATCAATTAAACGCCGTGCAATACCGCTTGATGAGTAAAGCCCTTCTAGTGTGCGTTGGTCAAGTAGTGCGTCGCCTGTGAAGGTCGTCGCCGTGTTGGCATCCCTGCCATGCCGTCCTAGTCCTGTTAGGATATTTTCTACACCGTCGGTTTTAACGGCTTTAGTGTCTGTGTGAACGGCTTTAATCGGTTGTTTCTTGCGTTTCATTGTGTCCCCTCCCCTTATGGTTGCTTTTAGT